CACAGAATGAGCAGAGAGAGGCGGAGGTATGCAGAGAGAAGAAACAGACCGCATGGGACAAATGGAAAGAGGACACGCTGCGGAAGTTCAACCGGACTGCATGACAGAGGCATACACCGAGGGGATCTCAGAAACACATATCAGAACCAATGCAACGGTATTCCACATATGCCAGATGATAGAGTTCGGAAAACTAACCAAAGAAGAGGGATTGTATCTCATGGTAAATACGCTTGCAGATGAGAACCACCGTCTGAACCAGATGTGCAATGACCTCATAATGAGGATGCCGTCACGTCTGCTCGTAGAAACAATAACAGGCAAAAATTAAAAATCGGCGGAGGCTTACGCCTCATAGGAGGTAAAATCGGATGAACGATGAAAACAGCAATTTCCAAAATTCCCCGGAAAATAAAAAGAGGTCTTGGTACTGGGAAGATAAACCGGTATCTCCGTTTGTGGGAAATGTGTCTATGATGCCGTCACTTATGGTATGCAATGGTTGTCCGGGATGGGGAACTGAGAGATGCCATAGATGTAGTCCGTTATCCGGCGGAGTAAAAAGCGTGTAGGAGGAATTGAAATGCAAATCAAAAAAGAACCGTGGTATAAAAGGCTATTCGACAAGATTTTAGTATCGTGTTTTCTTCCGTGCAAGCATGAGTGGGAAGTGTTGGAAGTCCTCTGGACGGCACATGATTACAGCGGTTTTAAGTACGATGTATGCAGATGTGGGTGTAAGAAATGCGGAGAGATAAGAATTGAGAAATTTTTAGTGTAAAAGACGGAGGTAGAGAGATGGTAAAGACGGTTGTTGCGGTTATCGTAGGGTTAGTTTTGCTCAATACAGCGTGGTTTGTATTGAAAATTGTGATTCTGATAGTGGCAGAGAGAAGAGAATACGAAAAATACAGATACAAAAGCCCTTATCAGTCTCCACACAGAGATGCTTTTATCATGGAGTGCTCAGACCCGAATAGCAGTCCATACGCAAGGCAGTTGGATAAGTGCATCAAAAAGATGGATAGGGAACAGAAACGCATAGCGAAAATCAAATTGAAATCAGACAAGAAACTGTCGAATATGAGCATTTAGAGAATTTTGACGTATCGGAGGATGTGCGAAATGGATAGACCGGTAGAAATCACAAGAAGCTATGCAGAGTGCAAATTCTGTAACGATATTGCTGATATGTGCAATGAGATACCAGATTGTACTCACTGTGAGAATAGAAAAGGAACATGGATAGATACAATCACGAGCCTGCTTGGCACAAAAGCGGTTGTCGTTCTGGAAGATGGCAAAGTGGAGACATATCCACTGGATAGACTTAAAGTTATCACAAAGAGGGAGAGATAATGAAAATTATTGAAGAAATTGGCGAAGCTGCAATGTTGGAACAGCTTGCAGAGGAATGTACCGAACTTGCAAAGGCAGCACTCAAAATGGCAAGGATCATACGAAAAGAGAATCCGACACCTGTAACAGAGAAAGAAGCCATAGCAAATATCAGAGAAGAGTACACGGATGTCGTACAGTGTGCCGGAGAACTTTCATTGACCGTAGATGAGGAACAGATGGCACGCAAACACGAACGGTGGGAAAAGAGAGTGAGGGATAGAACATGATACCATTCAGGCATTGCATAAGGGAACCACACGGATCTGCAGTGAAATTTGAGATACTGGCAGCAGCACCGAATGAGTTTCAGGTACGTTACCCAGATTATGATTACATTAAAATGGGAACCGGACCGTCAGTGATGTATAACAGAGAACAATTACTGTGTTTCCTACTAGCGTATGATAAAGCGGAGTGCCTTGAATTTATGGAAAAGCTGTATCATCACATGGGATGGTCTACTGAAAAGCTGTATGAGAATCCGGCGTTTGCCGAAGTGATAAAGGAGAAAAAGACATGATAGCACGTTTCTTACAGGATATTGTCGTAAACGACATTGAGAAGAATATGGAAATGACTATTGACAAGGGCGAAGAACTTTTTGCAATCGACAGAGGAACCCATTATGAACTGAGAAAGGCTGACGGATGGGGAACTATGGCTCCGAAAGAGTGTGAGGGAGAATATTATGAGATCATCAAATGATTTTTACAAGGAGGAACCATGCAAAGAGTAACAAAACAATATGTATGCGACCGGTGCGGTACAGAAATAGATGGGGAAAACAGCAGTAGGTTTCATAAGAGGTGGTTGAATATATGTGGCATCCATGCCAAGGACGGATTCTTGGACGGAGCAACAAATGTAGATTTATGCCCTAAATGTAGGAAAAGTTTTGATAGGTGGATGAGAAATGGAGGGGATTGAACCATGCACGATACTAAGCCACAGCTCTTTATCATGGATGAATGGCTCGGAGACCCCATACCGCTTGCGGAAATTAAGGAAATATCTGAGCCTACATTGGATGAAGAGTATGATATGCCGGATATTGCTCATCTGAAAGAGGGATTTGAAATACCTTTTGAAGTGAAAATGAAGAAATCTGCCATAAACAAGCTGTTTCAACCGTGTTTTGGCAGAGAACCTTACAGAAATCTCGAAAAATGTGCTAAGTGCATACTGAAAAAGGACTGCATTGTGGCGAAAATCGAGAACAATTTCAACATGAGATTAAGGGCATACCACCCTTGATAATAAATCACAAGGAGGACACCAATGGAAGAGAAAGAAAAGAAACCGTGGAGACCGCCAGAAGCGGTACATTTACCCGATCCGATAGCGTTTGTCATGCAGGGGTTTGAGGGATTACCGAAAGAACGGCTGATACCGCCATTACAAACATTTGACAGAGTGATGCAACACTCGGCATTTACCGAAAACCGATGGTGGGAAAATGCAAGACAGGTAACGGCAGCATCATCGGCAGAACAGTTGCGGAGAGTGAGCATCGAAAGAGCACGCTGTCTCGGAGAACCATGGCCGGATTTTGATGATATACCGGTTGCGAGTATCACAGAGGATTTTTCACAGAAATGCCAAAATGCCACAATCGGATTGTTAAGAGATCAGGTTATAGCATCATGCGCTATTCCGGGAGAAACATTGTTTGGAGACATTTTTAACCAGTTAGGTATTAAGGAGGACAATATGGATAGAAGTTTAGCGGACAAGAAATTTAAGAGAGTAACTATCGAGTGTGAGGACGGCACGACTTACGCAGGAAAGATCAATCATGTATGTGGTAGTCCGTATCGTTGGGACAAACTGTGTGTAGAAGCAATGGTTGAGGACAAGCCTATTGGAGCATACGGCATTGAGAAAGTCCTGTTCCAGAATCCGGCAACAATCGTATTTTGGTCTGATGGCACAAAGACGGTTGTAAACTGCATGGATAATGTGGAAATCAAGAAAAAGGTTGTTGATGGCAAGAAAGTAACCATTCGTAAGCCTAAAAAGGCTGATACCTATTCCGAGGAAGCCGGTCTGGCTATGGCTATCGTGAAGAAATGGGCTGGCAACAACGGAAATTACAACAATATCTTCCGTGAATTTATTCCAGGGATGGCACAGGCTGAAAAAGAGGCAAAGAAAGCTGCCAAGAAAGCTAAAAAGGCACAGAAATCGGAGGAATAACCAATGACGCTGAGGGAATTTGCCAAGGGATATGACGGCAATATTATGCTGAAAGCATTTGAGAATGAGAAATCAACAACTCCGACAGCAATTATGATGACTCAGATTACGGATTCTATCAAGGATGAGGTTCTTGACAAGGAAGTATACAGCTACACAATGGTCTGCGCTTCATTGTTTGAACGGTATCTGAGAGTAAATTTTGAAGCTGTGCCGGAAATCCCAAACGAAACGGAGGAAACCACATGAGAACCTATTTTTTTGACACAGAGTTTACTGGTCTGCGTAAGGACACAACTCTTATCAGCATAGGAATTGTCTCAGACACAGGAGATAGGTTCTATGCAGAGTTGACGGACTATGATGAGGGTATGTGTGATGAATGGATTGAGAAGAATGTTCTCGATCATTTGGTTTTGAGTGGCAATGCGGAGTTAGAAGAAAGTCTGGCAGCCGACAATAAAACAACGACTGCAATCGGCAGTAAGGCAGATGTTTGTTGCGAACTTATGGAATGGCTTGAAATGGACGCTAATTTTGACAGTGATTATGCTGCGGTATTCGTTTCAGATGTCTCACATTACGATATGGTGTTATTGATTGACTTATTGGCAGGAAACGCTATGAAGTTGCCTGAGTTTATTACACCGGCTTGTCACGACATCAATCAGGACATTGCAACGATGCTTGATATTTCAGAAAAGGAAGCTTTTGACATTTCGAGAGAGCAGTTACTTACGGACAGAGGAATTGATTTGCCGAAAGGTCAAAAACACAATGCACTCTACGATGCGGAAGTTATCAAAGCGATATATGAGGACTTTTTCTCTGTGGGGGGGGTAAAACAGGGAGGTAAGAATGGATAAGGGACAAATCTTAATGGATTACCGCCTGGCGAAGAACCATAAGAGACAGATACCCATTCTTGCGGACTTGAATGTGTGCGACATGCAGACAATAGTAGAAATTCTGGAAGAGGGCGGCTACAAGCGTATGTTCAATACGAATGGTGTGGATATTTCCGTGAAGAAAACAGAGATTGAGCAAAAGTATTCTTCCGGGGAATCCATAGCCACCCTTGCAATGGCATATCACATTTCAAAGAAACAGATTAAGGTACTTCTCGGAGTAGAAGAGACGGAGGAAAAAGGAACCATGTCTGAGCAGGAAATGATAAAGAAACTCGGAGAACTTACGAGCGAGGTTGAAAAACTGAAAGCAAACAAGAAATCTCTGGAAGAAAGAAATGCGCAAGTAGAAAAAGAGAATGATGATCTGAGGAAACAGATTGAACAGCTTGAAAGTTTCAATGCAGAGCTGGATGCCACAGTCAAGGAACAGACTGAAATGCTGAACGGTGGAAAGTTATATGAGAACTATCAGGAAGTTTGCATTAAGAACAGCAAGCTCAACGCAACGGTTGATGTCCTGGTAGAGAAAATCAGTATGCTAAAGGCGGTGGGCTGTCATGGATAATGGAATGGAACTCAGAGTGAAAGATTATTGCGCTTTCTGCCCTGATTTTGATGCTGATGTTGATAAGGTTGATATTACTGTATTGGCGGATCGTACACAAAGGGCATTAACGACTATCAGATGCAGACACGCCGAAAAGTGCGAAAGAATATACGGGAGAATACAGGAGGGCAGAACTAATGAAACAACGGTGGTACAAAGTAGTGTTTGAAACCATTGAGAGAAAACCAATCCGCAGAACTGTTACCGTATGCAGCACGGACAGTGTTCATGCGTCTGCTCTGGTATATCAGCAGTTCGGTAGAAAGAAAATCAAGGTAAAATCTGCCAAGAAAGTAAAGGAGAGCGAATGATGGATAATTTGAACTTGAAACCGCAGTCCCCGGATGAAGTAAAAACCATGATGTGGACTGGGGAAAATCAGCGTGAAATGTTCGATCTGCTTACTTGCGGCAAGAAAATTGAAGATTATATGACTGCCAGTGGAGAGAACTTTTTCATAGACCATAGCACCGTAAAAGGCGGGTTGGTGCTCATTACCAACATAGGAAATCAGTGCGGATGCAAAATACCGGTAAAGATAGGGGATTATGTGTGCGGTCGCAGATATGGAGATAAATGGTGCTTTTCCGTTGCGGACGGTACAGCTTTTGAAAACAACACTTGCGGAACTCTCGAAAAGAGAGAGGGGAAAGAAAAACCGATAGACATATTCAAAAACCAGGAGCAGTTAGAAGAGTGCCTGAGAGAGTGGCAACACAGATTATTCCTTGATGGGTGGCTAATACTGGCACACGTTAAGGATAAGATTATGAACCCTAATGGAGAAGAGGTAATTGACGCTGCCGGATATAACACATTCATATTTGAATCCAGTCAGGCAAACATCCAGTTACTCAGCGATGAATCTTACAAAGAGAACAATACATTGTTCAAACACTGCATGGAAAAGGATCTTGTGCATGAACTTTTACATTGCAAGTA